GCTGCGAGATTGAGAGTTAAGTCCGACGGGGCTTGGACATCTACGAGTTCGCCAACGGCATTCGAGTTTCAAACCTGTCCAAGTGGTTCTGAGTCACCGCAGACTCGTCTCGTCATAGGCAGCGACGGCTTATGCACTTTTTCTAATGGCATAGCGTTCCCAGCACCTACTCCTGCAAGCGCAGGAACACCGGCTGCCTCTTCAGTTTTAGACGTATTTGAAATTGGCACTTGGACGCCTGTTTTAAACGGCGTAACCGGCGGTAATTCAACAGGCGTTTACACTCGTATTGGCAATATGTGCTATTTCTCATTTTATAGCGGATCGATTACTTCGACCGCGGTAGACGCGACATTTAGTGGACTGCCGTTTGAATGTTCAGCTTATTACGGAACGATTACAGCATCGCATAACACTTGGGTTCCCAACGCCGACAGCGGGTATGTTGCAGTTTCAACGCACACGGGAAAATTCACTCCAAGTGCAAGCATTTCAACTGCAACGGCAACTGCTGGAACTGGACGCTACATAATGTTTTCAGGTTATTACAGAGTGAAATAATTTTAAAATCAAATGGCATTAGAAAAATTAACAGAAATTGGCGAAATGAACGTGGGTGCAAACTCAGTCATTTCGGTTCGCACAGATACCGTCATCAAAGACGATGGCAACGAGATTAGCCGCAGCTTTCACCGACACGTTATCGCACCAACTGATGACGTAAGCGGCGAAGATGCGCGGGTTCAAGCAGTAGCTAATTCACTTTGGACAGACGAGGTAGTTGCGGCATATCAAGCGAGTCTACCGGCAGAAGAACCGGCAGCAGAAGAATCTAGCGAGGAGTAATTTATGATAGAGATAGCAGTAACACCCACAGCAACCCTCAATGCGTCGAAGGTCGCAATCACACTCAACTCCGCGCAGGAGTTTGGTATGCAATTCGCCGTATCCGCATTTGGCAAGGTGACGGTAGACGGCGAAGAAGTGTGGGGCCAGAACCCGCTCTACTCTGGGTTGCTAAATGTAACCGGCGACGCATGGAACAATTGGGGGAGTGACCAAGACGATGCGACCTATATCGGCAATCTAGCCTTAGCCCAGCTTGGTCTCACCAGGGCACCTGCCGAGGAGGCACCAGAAGCACCTGCTGAAGAGGCAGAAGAGACTCCTGCTGAGGAGTAGCGGTCCGCTGGGGGGATGAGTGGACACAGAGACAATCAAAGACCTCGGGGCACCAATCGCCATGACAGTAGCGATGAGCTACTACATTTGGCGAATGACTCAGTTTCTTTTGACAAGTCTCACCGACTCGTTGGCAGAGAACCGGGAAATCTTGGTGAAGCTCATTGATTCTATAAATGCTATCAAGTCAGACCAGACAAGCCGCATATGCGAACTCGAGCAAAGAGTCGCGGAGATTAGGGAGCAACATCGCAATTACAATAATCTGCTTGTGGGCAATCGTGGTGGGGATCGGGTGCAGCAACCTCGGAGCGATTCGTGACGTAAGATTGGGCTTCACAGGCTTCGAGATCGAGACCTGGGAACCGGAGGAGTACAAGTTTCATGAGTGGCAGAGAAGCACCAACGGAGTTTGGAACAGGAGATGAATTTTGATGATATCAAGGTGGCTATTAGTTCAGCAGTTGGGATCGGCAACTGGATGGTGCAGATTGACCTCATCCTCAAGGTTGGCATCAGTGTCGCCAGCCTAATTTACATAATTTTAAAAATACGGCAGCTACTAAAAAAACAATGAGCTTATACAAGAACATACACGCGAAGAAGAAGCGCATTAAGTCAGGCAGCGGAGAGAAGATGCGTAAGCCAGGGAGCAAAGGCGCACCGACCGCTAAAGCATTTAAGAAGGCAGCAAAAACAGCAAAGAAGAAGTATTAACATGTGGAAAAGTAAAACAGTATATGCAGGTTTAGCTGGGATCGTTTCCAGCTTTGGTTTGTTCATGTCAGCGGAGATAAGTCTCGCTGAGTTTCTCCAGGTGGCAGTACCAAGCCTACTCGCGATCTTCCTGAGAGCCGGGGTACAGAAAAGCACAGATGCGGCTCAACTAGCAGTAGAAGCTGCCAGCAGTGTCACACCTGCTAAGAAGAAGGCAGCTAAGGCGGCCAACTAGGAGGCAATCAGATGGCAGGATTAAGCACCACCCAGTCATTCGCAGATGGTGACACCGTAACGGCTGCCAAGCTGAACAACATCATCGCGAATGCATCAATAGATGATGACGCAGTAACCACAGCGAAGATCGCTGATGACGCTGTGACGTTGGCCCAGATGGCAAACAACTCGGTGGACACTGCTGAGTTGGTTGATGATGCAGTACAGAACAGCAAGCTGGAGACGATGGCGGCCAAGACGGTCAAGGCCAACGCCACCAACGCCACTGACAATCCGACTGACGTTGCTGTGGCAGCCAACAAGCTACTGGCAGGCACCAGCAACAGCATCAATGCAGTAAGCTTCACAACTGATCTGGAGTTGGATGCCAGTGACTCTGCTGCCACGCTGGTAAGAGCAAGCGACAGCCTGATCAACGGAAAGTCAGCAGTCACTCCGGTGGCAGCTAATGACAGCTTGCTTTTTTACGATGCAGACGGTTCTGGTAACAAGCTGAGGAAGGCTACAGTCAAGTCTACTATCCAGTCTCTAGACGCAACAAGCAGTGAGTCTGGTGTAGTCAGTCTAGCGACACAGGGAGAGATTATTGATACCAGCACAATAGTCGCATCTGCTGACGCAATCGGTGCAAGCGTGGGTTCGCCTATGCTGGCAAAAGCCTGGATATCTATGAGCTACAATCAGGTTCATGACAATGACTCTGGCACTGTGACAGTTGGCTCAAGTTTCAACTTAGGAACACCAACTCATAATTTCTCTAGTAGCAGAGGACTGGTGACTTTTCCGTTTAGCACTAACCTTAAAAGCACGATCTCAAGTTACTGCGTGATGATATCTGCTTACTTCTGGCAGACGGTTAGCTCAAGCAGTGAGATTGCTTATGGAGTAGTGACTGCTAGGAGCAACTCTTCTTTCACTGTGCAATTTAAGAATTACGTCAACACAGCAGTAAACCCGGCCCAGGTTGACTTGGTTGTGTTCTCATTAGGACAATGACTCTAAGCGATATTGCCAACTACGTTTGCAACTTAGTAAACAAGACTGATGACACCAGCAAGGCTAGGTGCAAAGAGTTTATCAGGCAACATCATGAGAACATCATCAACTCCGGTCTGTGGCGGGAGACTCTTGATGTAGAGCAGACCACACTGCCGTTTGATGGCAGGATCACACAAATCATACTCGACGATGGCGGCACAGGATACACCTCCGCACCCACTGTTAGTTTTTCAGGTGGTGCTGGCAGCGGGGCTACTGCTGCTACTGAGCTTGGTGGCGGTGCTGTTAGCCGGGTCTACATCCAAAACTCAGGATCAGGCTACACCTCAGCGCCTACGGTGACATTCACAGGCGGGGCTGGATCAGGTGCATCCGCAACTGCGGTTGTGTCTGAGTTGGCAGACGAGATGGTTTGCCCACAGAAGTTTGAGACTATACTTGGCATCAGCTACAACGAGCAGAACCTGCTACCTACGCAACTGATCACCGAGTTCATGACTGACCCGGAGAGTTTTAAGAATGATGCACACACTGCTCAGTTTAGCGTTATTGATAGTTCAGGCATCAACTTTGATCCTGCTTATGGTGCTATTGAGTTTCTGTCCTCAGACAGTTCTGACAACGGTAAGCAGATCACGATTGTTGGCGAGCTATACGGGCAGGAACTGACGATGCAGAAGGAGACGGTGACACTGGCGAGTTCAGTCACCACCACCAACACCTGGTCAGCAGTTCACTCGATAAGTAAGGAGACAACGGCAGGATATGTCCAGGTGCGTAGTGCGTCAGACAGCAGCAAGTATTTCTTTTGGCCCGAGTGGGAGAACGTCAGCAAGTTTCAGCGGGTTAAGTTCTTCGACAAGCCAAACTACTCCGCTGATGCCCCGGTCAATCTGTACGTCATTGGCAAAAAGAAAATTCAGCCGATGGTGGGTGATTACGACTCGGCAATGATCAGCGGCATTGACAACGTGCTGATACACTTTGCGACAGGAGACATGCTGAAACGCAGCAGGCAGTTTGGCAAAGCGCAGCTAGAGATACAGCAGGCCAACTCGCTGATGCAGGTGGTGCGGGATCAGGAGAATAACCAGTCAGCTAAGGAGACTAGGTTGATACCTGACGCATACGGCATGGGCT